CAATCTTTCCAAGCTTATGTGACTGTTCAAAGACACACAGCCAACATAGGTTCATATTTAACGTCCGAACCCATGAACGGACACGCCAACGCTCGCTACAACGAGTCAGCATGAAGCTTCTCGACCAACGCCGAGAAAGCCTCGATCACGCGGGGATCGTTGTGACGACACTCCGCGAGAACCTGACCGGCATCCTCATATGCGAGCTCCTTCTTACAAAGGAGTCCGTACATTGCCTTTCTCCATGATGAGAGGTAGGCGGTGCCATGTTGTAACGAATAACCGTGCGAGCAGAACTCCAACACCTCATCTGGTGATTCAACGTTGTGCTCAACCACGTCCCTGAGCGTGATGCCCATAGAACGTGCGGCTTCCACGTAACGTTTGACGTCTAGTACTCCCCACGTGAGTCCGTCGTCTCCCGCCGCCAAAGGAAACAATATCCACCTGAGGAGCGCCCCGATGTAACACGCGTACAAACACCGTAAAAGTGTGTTCCTGCGTGACGTATCGGCACTTCCGGAGTTCAACATGCCAGGGTCCGATTTCGTGACTAACATACCGCTAATAACGGAGGGCGAGAAACACGAAACCTCGGCCCACCTAGCCCAGGCTCTGAAAAGGTCAGTGTTCGTAGAAACATCATAGACCAAAGAGTCAACGAGGACAGTACTCCTCATTATTTGGACAGTGTGGACCGCGTCATAGGACTTGACATCATCAGAGACGACCTTCGGGCCCCGGGTCTCGGAGGACGTTTTCACGAACTCGACGAAACTCCTAGTCTGGTCATCACTGAAGCCGATCCCGATCGCGCTTCCGGTGACGTACATATGCTCTTTAATGTCCTCCGACATTTCAAGAAAGAAGTATTTCTCAACCATCTGATCGACGATGGAGACTGGACTTATACATCGATATCTCCCATCCTTAAGCTTACGCAGGGGATGGGGCTCGTTCTTAATAAAGATCGAGGAAGGATCGATGAAACCATTTACAACGAGCCAATATGGATCGTGCAGATGTGCGTCGAGCTCACTACTTTTAGACATCCAAAGGAAGACACGGAGGGTGGCAAGACGAAGCAAAGCCTCGTAGTGGCCTTCTATGACATCCTTATTTGTAGCATATTGAAGCTGCAATGGGTATCCGGGCGTGCTAGTAGGTTTAACGTAGACCCACAGTATTTCCTCCAATCGCGCGCGAATTGAATCGCGCGTGGGAAGATCTACTGGGGTCTTCGTAAGTTCACTGGAGCCACCAGACTTACGTATGTGAGCCAGATGGTCGACCGCCCTGCAAAGAGTAGGCTCGTCTAAGACGGAAGCCCGGGGTCTATTAACGTGTTTGCCGTATGCGCGCAAGGTGTGACTTTCGCCCAAAGGCGGGTAGCCATACCCAGAGAGAATGTCGTCAACTTCTGGGATAAAAGATCTCACAAGTTCGACTCTCTCTTTGATCGGCGTTTTGGCCGCTTTCGCCGGCCTGCCGGTTTGCTTGCATCTGCCGATCCCTTTGAGTCCTGATGGGAGACTTTTGGGGATTTCGGGGGAATATTCCCCGAGTCGGACATGGGCTCTGAGGTACCTGAGATCAGCGTGGTATTGATCTCTCTCGGCTCCCGGTTCTGTACCAAAGTTGATAACAGGGAGCCAAGTCGAAAAACCGGATCGACATCTGGTTCCTCGTTGGCGACAGAGGTGGCGTCCTCGGCAAACAACAAACTTTCAACCTCCTCGCCTGGCTTGGCGGACTCATTGAGAATCCCACGAATATAATCGTTAAGTTCTCTAGTCCTCCTACCCGCGGCTGCGGTGATGTGACCAGTCTCGATAAACTCGGCTTGATCATACTCGTCTAAGTCGAGAAAGAGATTCAACGCGTCAGTGTCGCTCTCCAAAGCGGCAAGGACACGAAGTGAAAGATCTACCTCGTCAGCTACAAAGTCATCATCCAGGGGAGCTGCACCCATTCGTCGCAGCCTGTACTCCAATTGTCGTACGGCCTCGAAATGAGCGTACTGAGACATGTCCTGAATGGACTCCTCAAGCACGTGCGAGTGGGTAAGCATACCACGAAACCTTTCGGCTTTGTGGCAAGGGTGAAAGTATCTGGCGCAAGCTCCGAAGTTTATGAAAACGTTCTTCGAGGATTCCGTAGCGCCAGTGTGGACGCCATAAAGATAGCGACCATACATGGCAGGAGAGCCAGAGAAACCTCGTCGAGTGTTGGCATTGTGATAGACGACGAAATCATCGTCGACTCCACAAGTAGCACCCGGAGACTCACACCAGAACCCTTGCTCAGGAAGATACGCCGCAATGGTTATGGGCGTGTCAAACTCATGAGGGGGTTTGCAACCTTTAAGGCCGCTAACACCCAAACGAGCGAAGACTGTGGTATCAACTTGGAGCACGCAGACATCCATTCTTGGGAAGTAGAAAGGACGAGCATCCTCAACAAGACAACCACGGTCGATCGAGAGCTCGGGGACACTGAAACAAATTGCTTCACGAACGACGTGAGCTGCAGTGACGATGGTATCGAGGTATCGAAATCCATGTCCGACAAGCTGCGGGTCGTCTCCTCCGCTGTAGAAGCAAACCATATGTCCAGGGCGTTTCTTGAGACGACGCGAACGTGATTTATTAACCACTGCTTCCTCGGAAATACCGAGGGAGCACGAGTCAGTCTTGACATTGGGGATACCCGGTATCTCGTTAAGAGTGGCGACATGTTCTCCCTTGGTATTAACAACCACGGGGACGAGGTAACCACTCCCGCGGACACGACAATAAGTGACCGTGAACATGGGCAGAGAAAGATCCGGGTCTCCAAGCTCAACGGTAAGCGCGCGACGAATCGCTCGCCTCCGTCGATAACGCTCCGTAAACTCCCGAACAGCTGCATAGCTGCTGAACAGGAGCAACAGAATGAGGAGGGAGAGCACGACCAGGTTAAGCCAGTCGAGCCACTCCCAATCAACAGTCTTGGACACAATGTACGTGATGGACTCACGGACATTTTCAGTGGGCGGATAAGCGCTCGTGTTGAAGTACAACATGAGAGCTAGAACTACCAAAGATTATGTATTTT